TCGTCCAGTTGGTTATCTGAAAATTTTGCCATACCTCTTCCGCCCACCTTTCTATCAACGCGATGGCTGTCCCCACGAGCCGGGGCAGGAGTGCGCCCGGTCCTTCTTTGTTGGCTCAGGTCTTTGCCCGAAACTAATTTCAGGTCGTTCGCCCAATGCCGGGAGGCTAAGGCTTGCTGCCCCAAATCGGCAAACCCGGCTTGCACTGCCTGGAGAGCTAATGCTTTCTGCGGGTCATCCTGCGCTTCCGCGGCGAGAGTGGACATCTGATCGTAGAGATCGGCCTCGCTTCCTGGCTCCAGGTTCAATCCCAGGCCGTATTGGTCGGAGATCTGATGGAGGGTCTCGCGGTAGTATTTGGAAGCCCTGGGGTTGGCGCGGCCTTCCGCCATCCTCCGGGCATCATCGGGCGTTTCGCCCAACCGGGTCCTCATCGCGTGGGCCTTCTGGCCCATCCGGGTAAAGTTTCCCAGGTTGACAGAAAGCTCCTTGGCTATCGTCTCATTGCTGTTGCCCTGAAGAGCGTCGTAAGTTTTCGGCCCCAGCGGATGGGTCGTTTTCTGCCTTTCGTAAGCCTCGTGATAGTCCATGCCATAAACACCCTGCTGTGCGCCGAGTAAGGCAAGGTCATTCTGAACCGAAGCGCCTTCTACCCTCGCGTCGGGGAAGTACATCAAGGCATCCTGAAGCGTAGTCTCGGGGTCGTTGTAGGGAGGATGCTGTGCATCGTAGAGCGCCCGCGCCGCGACGATTGGATCGGGGCTTACGTTCAGTGCGTTGACATCTTCAATGCTTGTGTTGGGCTGGGGTCCGTAGGTGTAAAGGTCGTTTCCAATCGGGATGATCTCTTGTGTAACGACCGCCGACATATTGCGTAGATGATCGGCATTACGATCAAAGGCAATTGGCTGATCATCGATTTGCCCTAGCTGTAGATCCGGGCCGGGTGGTCGGGCATATTTCGTGACAGGTTTTCTAACAACATAGTTGCCGTATCCATTGATGAGGTCATCCAGGTCTTCAGGGCTGCCGCCCAGGAAGGAACTATCGTAGGTATTTTCCCCTGCCGGCATTTCGGCGTCCATCTCTTCCGTCTGGAACTTCCAGGAGTTCCTCAGGTCGGAGAGGTTGAAGTATTCCATGCCCGCCTGGGTCAGCAGGCCCTCACTTTTTCCCGACCCGCCCATATTTGCAAGCGGCGGAAGCGGGTCTTTCAAGGCTTCCTCAAACTTTCCTTTCGGACGAGCGGGGATCATGCTTGTATTGGGCTGATAGACCGGACCCTGTAGAGGCATCCAGGTCTCATCGATCATCTGCTGGCGCTGGGTCAACCCGGGAGGGATAGGAAGTCCGCCAAATGGTTGGGGATAGATAGCCTGTCCGCCCAACCGGGGATCAATGAAACTCAACCCGAGGCTGTTGGTGACATTGCCCAACCGCCCGGGTGGAATGGCCGTGGGCGGTCCTATCTCGGGTCGGGTCACGCCCCATCCGGTAAGCAGTTCTTTAAATTCCCCAGCCTTAGGCGTGCGCGGGTGGCCGATCATCGCGTAATTTTCTTCGATGATCGCTCTCAACCCTGCCGCCTTCATGCGGTGGTCAGCAATCGTCTGAGCTACAGAAAGAGGAGAACCACCGCTCCCGTTGACTGGTCCCCCTTCTGAATTTTCCCAGAGCCGCTTATTGGAGAGACGCAGACCGCGGTCGATCCGACCTCCATAACGAGGGGTCCCAGGAAAGGGAAGGTTCGAGGAAAGTTGATTTATCGCGTTGATATCGGCGGGGTTGCCTGGAATATAGGCCGATGTCCCAGGAGCGGGATGATTGATCCGAGACGCCTGATATGAGTACCGACGATCCGCGCTAAGATTACTCTCTGCGCTGTCAAGTACATTCTGCGCCTGGGCGTACTGCGCCGGGTTCCATTTGCTGTCATAGAGCCATTTACCGATTACGTTGTCCCGCTCGGCGACCTCTATCTCAAAATCACCGATGGTGCTTTGTTCGGGCTCCCAGGGAGCACCTCCACGGATTGATTTCTGGATATCGCGGAGCTCTACCTGTACGGCCTCGGCGCTCCGCCACATATCGTACAGCGGCGTGCCCGGGCGCGGGACATCCGCGGGAAGGCGCTTATCAATCTCCTGGTTGAGGCGCTCCATATAGTCGTAGCCCTCGGGCGGTGTCCATACCCCTTTGTTCCTCGCCCGGTTTTTCACCATCTCTTCATAGAGAAAATCTTTTACCCCGGCTTCAGCGAGCGGAAATACATCGTTGTAATACTGCCACTGCGGACGCCAGGTTTCGTACAACTGGCCGAAGGCATCGATTGAAGATGAGTTCAGCGTTACCCCCACGTTGAACTCATCGGAGGGCCTACCGTGCATGGGGGAAAGCTTAAAATTCCCCTTGGATGTCGCGTACATGCCGGAGGAATACGCTTCTTCGGTCGTCCACAACATATTAGGGAGGCCGTACCCGCTGTACTGGGTGTTGTAATCTACGGCAATCTTCTCAATCCAGTTCAGCCCTCGCTCTTGACCGTTGGCGTCTACTCTCTTGGACCGTCCAGTGATCCCAGAGGCCCCCAGCGCGTCCCATGCGTCTGTGGTTCCGTCCAGGATATCGCCTGTATTGGGGTCTATCTCATACGGAAGTTCATACCCGCCAAAATTGGCTGGACCCTCGCCGTCGCTATTGAAGTAGCCTTCTGAAATGACGCCAGTTCTCGCATCATTCTCGCCCACGCGGTAACGGCGCACGCCTTTGGTAAAGTCGTCGTTCCAGTTGGGGGAGAAAGCGCCCCTCTTCGGGTCATAGGTATAAATATTCTCGTAGGCGTTCAGCCAGCCGGATTGGTACTCGTCAAGGATCTGGTTTTCGTTGGCTGTGCGAAACTGGAGAACCCCTTTTTCGTTGTAGTAGGACTTCGATACGTGCTGCCAGGAGCTTGGGGTTTGGGTGAGCGCCAGCCAGCGCATCCCCCCAGATACCGTGTTTGCTTCAAACGCACCCGGCACGAGCTCCCCGAGCGCCTTACCGCCGTGTACGCTTCTGAATAATTTCGCGGGAGACAGGTCAATAGGCCGACCGAGAGCTTCATGGAAGGCGCTTCTGTCGATCTTGAAGTATTCTTCGTAATCATGCGGGCCGGCAGGAAGATAAGCCGCTGCGCTGTACTCGTTATAAACCTGCTGGAAGCCCTCGCGCACCTTGGACGCGACGTAGTTCTGAACCGCGAGGGTCGTCTGCTTTCCCGCGGCGACCGTCTCGGCGATGTTCTGAGCAATCAGATCTAAGCTCGCATCATCGCCAAAGGTAGCGTTGATCAGCCGACTGGTGACACGCTTCCGTTCGGCGTCCGGTCCTTCAAACCCTGGCGCGATTAGCTTCCAGACATAATCATCCATTGAAGCTCCCATTCTCTAAAATGGGGTACGGCGCGGGAGGCATCGCGCCGCACCCCATTATTCTTCGTTGAAAGGGTCCCTTGCTTGTATCTGCTCAAGCATCTTCTTTTCTTCCAATGCCTCTCTTACCCAGTAGAAGAAGTGCTTCCGATAAAAAGCAGGTTCGTCCAGCAAGCAGGGAAATAGGGGTCGTTCGTTCTGGATGGAATGGATAGTAAGTTCAACAAGGCGGATCAAGGACAGATCTGGAAATTCATTCGCCAGGATCGCGTCCTTGATAAACTCCTGCATCTTGTCGGTGTTTATTCCATCTCGTCCCCATCGTCTGGGGTCTGAGATGTCGGGGGAGCTTTTGGGCGCTGGGGGCCCCAGCCGGGAACCGCGTCGGCAATCGCGCCCCAGATTTCCATGACCATTGGATGCGGCATTTTACGAAGGACGCTCTCGATCTGCTCGATCTTGGCGTGCTCCGAGAGAATAGGATCACCTCCCTCCGCAACTGCTTTACCATTTTTGCCACCCTTGGGGATGGTCGTCCCGCCGAAGCACAGGGCGATTTCGCGGTACGCGATTTCGGTATAGGTTGGGGGGAACTCACGGCGGATGCCCGTAGCGTCCACTTCCACGCGGTTCTGCACCAGGAACTTGGACATCGCCAGTTCGTCGCCGGATGTCGGCGGCTTGATCTTCCACACCCAATCCGGTTCTTTCTCGAAGTGGTGTTCTACGTTATCGATGATCGCGTAGCTGCCAAAGTTGAAATCGGACATTTCTCAAAGCCTCCAGTAGGATTTTTAGTGGGGACTTTCCAGCGCTGGAAAGTCCCCCGTTTCGGTTTAGTAATCGGTCGCTTTCTCGTTCACGAGCGTAATGTTGATCGCTTTGGTGGCATCCGCCAGGAAGATCCCGGTCACAGCCATGATCACCTGCGAGCCAGCCCGCAGACCCACCGGCTGGGCGCTCCAGGCCACATTGCCCGCGCCCGCGACCCCGCCGTTGCCCTCGATCTTCAGACTGTAGGGGGTGGTCCCTTCGATGTACTGGGCGGTCTTGAAGGTGATGTCGAAGTCGGCCTGCTTGAGGATCTCCGAGGTCCAGCCCGTAATCGCGCCCAGGCCGTCATAAACGACCTTGTTGTAGAGGGTCGCGTCGGTGATCTTGAGCGCCAGTTGCAGGACGTAAGCGCGGGAGACGATATCGAAGTCGTCCGGGTTGTAGGAGCCGACGATCCACTGTTCTTCCAGCGGGATCGCCATTGTGCTCTGGAAGGAGCCGGAGAGCACCTTGACCGCGCCGGAGCTCGGCAAGTTGATGGTCGATACGGGCGTGATGAACGGTGGGGTGCTGTCTACCTTACTCGCGGCATCCCAGCTGGCCATCGACACATTGGGGGTTGGCAACCCGCCTGTGAAAGCCACCTGGCCGCGCACGAAGTTCGCGCCGCGCCAGGACAGCCCGAGCATGGACATCCGGCAGTCCTGGAACTGCTCGCCCCACATGCCGCCCGGCGAGAAGCGCACGGTGTAGTAGGGCGCAAAGAACTGGTCAGTGCCCATCGCGAACACATGATCATAAGCGAGGGTCCCGCCCGCGTGAACCGCGGAATTGTCTTCGCCAAGAGCGCCACACAGGAACAGCCCCAGGCTCTCAGGCCGGGGAATGAACTCCATCGCCCCGCCCGAGGTCACACCGACCTTGACCACGTCGCGCAGCATCGCGCCGCCGCCGACTTCCATATCCAGCGGGATGGTCATGTTCTGCACGCCTGCGGCTCCGCGGGAGAACAGCAAATACTGGAAGGCGTTATCCGTTACGTTCGGCGTATCTTTCGCCGTTTGTTTGGCAAAACCCATTAGAGATTTTTGTGCAGCGGTCATCGTTTAGTCCTCCACAATAAGCTGTGTGGTCAGCACTTCGAATTTGACCTTGATAAAAAAGTCGTAGGCATCCGGTGGACCGCCCGCCTGGAGCATTTCGGAAAGGAGGCTGTCGGCGAAAGCGCCCATCGTGACTACTTCGCCGCCGCTCTCTACGCCCGCAAACCTCATTTGCATGACAGACTTTTCAACTCGACTTCGAACGGTCGATGCAATACGGCGGGCGTTCTCCAGATCCTCGCGGGTGCTCTCCAGAAGCACGCGGACTTTCACGGTAAAGCGGCGTCTCCAGGTGATGCCGCCGCCGATTTCAATCATCTCGATCTCATCCTTCCAGAGCTTGTCGGAGGACGAGATCCCTGATCCCTTGATTTCCTGGTCGGGGTCGTTCTCGTAGATCTCCACTGAGATCCGGGCGACATCCGGGTCCGGGTCGCCTTGCAAGGGACCCTGCTTGACCGCCCCGGGGATGGCGTCATCGTCTGGGTTTAGGTTTCCAGCGCTGGAAACTAAGTCCCGGTTGATCCGCTCGACCACGTAATCCATGATTGCTTTATGGATCATGGCAATCGCTCCGCGATTGCTAAAACGAAACTTCGTTTCGTCACTTCAACCTCCCGGCGCGATAGAGTGAGATGACCCCGCCTGGGATGCGCTGGGCAATCTTGGCGTAGTACTCGCCCATCAAGTCCTCCGTCTCCGGCTGGAGCGGGTTGTCTTGGCGGTCGCCCACAGGCTTGAAGCGGTCGAGGCTGGCGGTCTTCGTCCGCATTTGTCCGTAGACTTTGGCCTTGACGTACAGGCGGATGAGCTCGATGTCGGCGTCCGGGACGGTCAGTTGGAAGTCTGCATCGTCCGACGCGGCAGGAACCGGGTGCGAGGCGAGATAGGTCAGGAAGAGGTCGTCACCCAGAGGGGTCCCCGCGAGATACAGGGAACCCCCCTGGATGAAGTAGTAGAGAGAGTTCCTGCGGTACTTTACCCCGGGCCGGTCCAGCCGTCTCTCCAGGAGCGTATCCAGCGGACATTCGACCTGAATATCCTCAATAAAGTCGGTGGGTAGGGGATACTTGCCCTCAGTAGGAGCAAGTTCCGACCGATCTATTCTTCGTGGGAACCAGGTCGAATAATCACGCAAGGCGTCCTTCGTGAACGTATACAACGTCGCGTCGGGCCAGCGTGGTTTGTCGCTCGTGTCCAGGAGATCAGCGCGGATATCAGCCAATAAAGTACCCCAGGTTTCCATTGACGCTCCTTAGTTGGTGGTGCCGGCGGTCAGGTGCAGCTCGTAGTACTCGGGGCGGAACTGCTGGAACTTGAACATGCCGCGCCAGCCGATGCGGTTGATCATCATCAGGTCATCGAACTTCGGAGGAAGGACCGGGGTGGGCCGTTCGGCAATGCCCCAGACGACCGAGGGGCCGCCCATGAACAGCGAAGCGTGCAGGGTCACGCCCTTGGTGACGAAGTCGCCCGTAGCGTGCGGTTTCATGAGGGGTTTGTCGAGCGCCAGGTTGACGTTGGTCACGCCGGAAACGCCCACGATGCGGCGGGTTTCCTGCGTGCCGTCGCTCTCCAGCGGGGCCTTGTCTGGGCCCGCGCCAGCGGCGGTCGCGCTGTGGATAGTGATGTAATCACCGACCACGAAGTTCGTGCCGTTGGCGGCGACGGTGATGTAGCGGGTCGCGTTCGGGTCGCGCCCGACGCTGTAGATGGTATCGACGGTGGCGGCTGCGCCCTGGCCCTTGACGGTAGCGCCGTCCAGCGTGGTCTGCTGGACCACGTCGCCGTAGTTGCGGAGAACGAGGCGGTTGGTGCGGACGAAGCGCACGCCGTTCCAAGTACCCACTTCGCCGTTGAGTTTGCGCGAGCCGCCAGCATATTCCTGGAGCTCCAGCCAGTCGGAGCCCGCGGCGGTGCGAATGTCGTGGATCACGCGGGGCGTGGTGACGCAGACGATGGTCTGCACGCCGCTGTCATCGACGGTGACGACGCCAGGAACCTCGTGCTCTTCCAGGTGGGTGCGGGCCAGCTCGGCCAGGTCGGGATCGAACAGGTCGGTCGTGGTGATCGCATCGCGGGTGGCGCGTGTGCCGCCAGCCAGCACCGGGTAGGGGTGCGCGAGGAAGGCGTTTCTCGCGAGGATGTCCAAAGTGTCCACAACATTCTGACCGATCTTTTCGCGGACCAGACCGCGGATGTCACCGTTGTTGATGTAGGTGGTGATCTCCGAGTAGTCCGAGAATTTCAGGATGTCGCCGTGTACTTCCAGGTTGATGGTCTGGGAGCGACTGTCCAGGTGAGCGCCGGAGAGCCACAGGTCTTTCTCGGTGATCGTGTTCCAGTTCGGCTCGGTATCATACACTTCGGTGAAGTTGATGATGCCGGTCTTTTTCGCGGTGAAGTCCTGCTTGGCGACGGTGTACGGGACCATGATGGATTTGGTGCGGAGGGTTTCCATGAGCAGACCCTCGTAGTACGTCCGCTGCCAGGCGGGGATGCTATCTTGCCAAAGAGCGCCGGTTTCGTATTGGTTAGGCATTTGAAGCTCCTATTACTGAGAGTGTTTCTGCTCCAGCCAGGTCCAGTAGTGATCCATCGCTTGCTGCCGTTCTCGCGAGCCCAGAGCGAAAGAATTGATATGGTTCTCCCATTCGTTATCACTGGCCGGAAGTCCGGTCTTGACGTTTCCAGCGCTGGAAAGGGCTGGGGTGATCCCGGCCAGGAGATCCTTCTCTCGTTTCTGGACGAGCTCATCGGCAAACCCTGCAAAGTCTTGCAGTACGGTCTTCAAGGCTTCTTTGTCGGTCATCCCGGGGATGCGGTTGGCGATCTTGAGCAGTTCGGGCCGGCCCATCTCGGTGATGGCTTCCACTTTCAGCTTGAGACCCCGCAATTCAGCGAGCTCGGTTTCAAGCGCTGTCTTTTCCTGTACCGTCTGTTGAAGCAGTTTGTCGCGTTCGCCAACCACTGTCGTCTTTTCCGCGTCCTTCACGACCAGTTGCCCGCGGAGCTGCTCCAGTTCGGAGGTCTTCGCGACAAGTTGGTCGTTCAGCGAGCGGTTGG